TAATCTTGGTGGTGCTACAATTGATTCAGATGGCACAGGCACCGTATCTGTATCTGCTACAGGTGTAACTTTACCTGCTGGTTCAAAAGCAGGTGATAATAAATTGGCAGTTACCGTTACAGGTTCGGGTGGTACTGAACAAGCCGCTCAAGTTATTGATTTTTTTTCAAAGGCTGGTGGTTTAAGTTCAGCAAATACACAATTTAGTTTTAACGCTACGGTAGATGATAAGTTTGTATTTACAGGTAGTAAAACCTTTACACTAGCCAATGGTAATTCATTAGCAGATAGTAATGTTACACTATTTCAATTTTAATAAATATGAGTAGAGAGAATTATGTCAAGTAAAACACCAATACGAGCAGTCTTTAATGATAGTAACGTTGCTACAGGTTTAGCAGAGTATCAATCAGGAGAATTTATACCCTTAACACACGGTGGTTTAGGTGCTTCATTATCTATTGGCTCAGCTGGCCAGGTTTTAAAAGTTAATTCAGGTGGCTCAGCGTTAGAATTTGGAGCTGTTGAAGCTATCGTAAATATAGATAACGCTTCTAATTTAACTAGTAATACTTTAGCGTCTAGTGATTTATTTTTAGTTTCAGATGGTGGTACAGAGGGTAGAGCAACTTTATCTCAAATACAGGCTGCCATCAAAGATACAACTGCCACACTTACAAACAAATCTATAAGTGGTTCATCAAACACATTATCAAATATTGGTAATTCATCACTTTCAAACTCAGCAGTTACCGTAGGTTCTACATCAATTAGTTTAGGTGCTAGTTCTACAACTTTAGCAGGTTTAACAAGTGTTACTTCAGGCACGGTAAATATTGCTGATAGACATATTAAAACAACTGATAGCACAAATTTAGTTTTAAATGAAGCGATAGATATTTCTAGTGCTGGTGCTATTTCAGCAGGTTCATTAAATTTATCTGGTAACGCTGTAATCTCTGGTAACTTAACGGTATCTGGATCAACAACAAGTGTTGAAACAACTAACTCTACAATAAGTGATAAACTAATAGAATTAGCAACAGGTACATCTGGTACACCATCAGGAGATTCAGGTATTATTATTGAAAGAGGCAGTTCAAACAATGCCTTTATAGGTTTTGATGAAAGCGCTGATAAGTTTATTGTTGGTACAGGTTCATTTACAGGATCAACAACTGGTGATTTAACAATATCAACAGGAACATTAGTAGCAAATTTACAAGGTAATGTTACAGGAAATGCTGACACAGCCACAACATTAGCCTCTGCTAGAACAATAGCAGGTCAATCATTTGACGGTTCAGGTAATATTACAATAGCTTCAACAGATTTATCTAACACATCAGCTATAGCGTTACTAACTTCTAGTCAAACATTGACTAATAAAACAATTTCAGGATCAAATAATACTTTATCTAATATAGGAAACTCATCATTATCAAACTCTACCGTAACAATCGCTGACGATAGTTCAACTGCTGTTAGTGTGCCACTAGGTGGTGGTTTTACAATTTTAGGTGGCTCAGGTATAACAACTGCCCTAAATGGTAGTGAAATGACTATCGCTACAGATGGTGGCGTTGTAACTGAAACATCAACAGATACACTAACAAATAAAACTTTAACATCACCAGTTATTAACTCACCTACAGGTGACTTTATAAAAATTGCTGGCACTAACTTTACTAATTCATTATTAATTGGTCATGCAACGACAGGAACTTTAGACGCCGCTGAAAATAATACAGGAGTTGGTATTGGAGCATTGGATGCTTTAACTTCTGGTGATAATAACGTAGCTGTAGGTCATAATGCTGGAACTGCAATAACAAGTGGTGGATTTAATGTTTTAATGGGTGGAAGTGCTGGTGAATCAATAACAACCACTTTTAGTACAACTGCTATTGGTAATTCATCATTTAAAAGTGCAAATCAAAATAATAATACAGGAGTAGGTGTAAGTTCAGGATTATTTACAACTGGTGGAGACAATACTGCTATCGGTAAAGGTGCTGGTCAAGGTTCAAGTGGTAGTTCAAGTTATACTAATGTAGCTCTTTTAGGATTTGAAGCTGGAAAAGCGTTGACTACAGGATCACACAATATTCTTTTAGGCTCTAAAGCTGGTGATAATATTACTACAGGTTCAGGTAACGTATTAATAGGAAGTGGTATAGACGCAGCTGCGGTAGATAGTGCAAGAACCTTGAAAATATCTGGTTATGATGGTTCAACAACTACAACTTGGATTTCAGGTGATAGTTCTGGAAATGTAACTATTGCTGGAGATTTAACTATTTCTGGTGATGACTTAACAATGGCAACTAACACATCTGGAGCAGCTTTAATAGCAGATGGTACAAATTTTAATCCAGTAGTTATATCTGGAGATATTTCTATTGGAACAACAGGAACAGCAGCAATTGGTTCAGGTGTAATAGTTAATGCTGATGTAAATTCTTCAGCAGCTATAGCATTTAGTAAGATGGCAGATTTAACTGCTTCACGTGCTTTAGTATCAGACGGAAGTGGTGATGTATCTGTTAGTGATGTTACATCAGCTGAAATAGATCATTTAGATGGTGTATCCTCAAATATACAGACACAATTAGACGCCAAAGCGTCAAAACCTTTTGCTATTGCTCAAGCGGTAGCCCTTGGATAAATTATTATAAATATACCTGAAAACTAAAGGGATTTAAATAATGGCAACACCAGCAAGTAGAGCTAACTTAAAAGAATATGCTTTAAGAGCATTAGGAAAACCAGTTATAGAGATTAATGTTGATGACGACCAGTTAGAAGACAGACTGGACGAAGCTTTACAATATTATGCTCAATATCACTATGATGGTATTAGAAGAACATACTTAAAGTATAAGTTAACTGAAGACGATAAAACAAGATTAAAAAACGCTAATAGAAGTTCAGAAAGTACAACTGATAAAAAAGAATCAGGTGTATCAACAACTTGGACTGAACAAGACAATTATCTAGTTATACCAGAATCAATCATTTCTATAATTAATATATTCCCATTTTCTGATAAAGGTAATTTAAATCTATTTGATGTTAGATACCAATTAAGATTAAATGATCTTTATGATTTTTCATCAACATCAATAATTAATTATGACATTGTATTAAGACATTTAGATTTTTTAGATCACGTATTAGTAGGTGAAAAACCTATGAGATTTAATCAACACGATAATAGATTATACATTGACATGGATTGGGAAAATGATTTATCAGTTGGTGAATATCTAGTAATTGAGTGTTATAGAAAATTAGACCCAACAGAATATACTGATATATTCAATGACATATATTTAAAAAGATATGTAACTGCTTTATTTAAAAAACAATGGGGCGCTAACTTATCTAAATTTAATGGTGTTACAATGTTGGGTGGTGTTTCATTAAATGGTCAACAAATTTATACAGAAGCTTTAGCTGATATAGAAAAGTTAGAACAAGAAATAAGATCAACATACGAATTAAATCCAGCAATTATGATGGGGTAGCCACTAATGCCAGTAAATCATTATTTTCAAGGTGGCAATGGTATCGGTTCAGACGCTGAAAAAAGACTTTATGAAAATTTAATTATTGAAGGTCTTAAAATTTACGGCCAAGACGTTTACTATTTACCACGAACACTCGTTAATAGAGACCTAATACTAGGTGAAGACGTAGCAAGTAAATTTAATGCTGCTTATTTGGCCGAAATGTATATGGAAACTACCGAGGGTTTTGCTGGTCAACAAGAAATCATAAACAAATTTGGATTAGAAATTAGAGAAGACACTTCATTTATGGTGTCTAAAAGAAGATGGCAAGATTTAGTTGATGATCCTGGCACTTTAATTGTTTCAGGTAGACCTAATGAGGGTGATGTAATTTATATGCCTTTAATGAATAGTTTTTTTGAAATACAATTTGTTGAAGACCAAGAGCCATTTTTCCAACTAGGTCAATTACCAGTTTACAAATTAAGATGTACTAGATTTGAATATTCAAGTGAAAGACTTGATACAGGCGTTTCAACTATTGACGCTGCTGAAGACAAATATTCTTTAGATCAACTTGCTCATCAAATGAGTTTAGAAAATGAAGATGGTGCTTTATTGTTAGAGGCCGATGGTGCTGATAGTTCTTCTAATTATCTATTATTAGAAACTTATGATATACAATCACAATCACCTTATGCTGATAATAATGATTTAGATACACAGGCAGGTTTTGATACATCATCAACAGCTGATGATATATTAGACTTTACAGAAAGAAATCCTTTTGGTGAGGTAGACTTTTAATGTTCGGTAATTATTTCTATAACGAAAGTATGAGAAGAATGACCATAGGTTTTGGTCAAATTTTTAATAACATACAAATAAAAAGAAAAGATGATACAGGAAAAGTCATTCAAACTATTCGTGTGCCTTTAGCTTATGGGCCAAAAGAAAAGTTTTTAGTTAGATTAGACCAACAATCAAGTTTAAGTAATAGAGAATTTGCTATTACTTTACCTCGTATGGGTTTTGAAATATCTAGTATAGCATATGACCCTACTAGAAAACTTACAAGAATACAAAGATTTAAAAGAGTAAAAACAAATAAAGATGGTAAAGTTTTAGATTTTAACTACACACCTGTGCCTTATAATATATCATATAATTTATATTCTTTTACAGCAAGCGCTGAGGCAGGTTTACAAATTATAGAACAAATATTACCTTTTTTTCAACCAGATTTTACGGTGACTATAAATGCTATACCTGATTTAAATATTAAAAGAGATATACCAATTGTTTTGAATAGTGTAAGTTATGATGACACATACTCTGGTGATTTTCAAACCAGAAGAGCTGTAATTTACACACTAAATTTTACCGCTAAAACATATCTATTTGGACCGTCAACATCACAAAAAGTTATTAAGACCGTTCAAACAGATCAATACTCTGATACAGATAGAGTAAATAAAGCGAGAGA